AGTACATTAGATTGCAATGAATGAAAAAGATTTTAATAGCAACATCATTATTAATTGGAACTTTAGCCTGGGCAGAACCTCATGGTCTTGATGTTATTGCTCAGACAAACAATCCACATCCATCTCATTCGGCTCATAAGGGTAGTACTACAGAAACAGTAGTAGATGATGTTTTAACAATAATTTTAGACCAGGGATTTGCAGGAGCATTAATATTAATTTTATTTGTTTGGACTTTTAGAACAGACAAAGCAAACCGGGCAAGTCAGAAGGAGAATTTTGATAAATTTGTTGAAATAAGTTCTGAGTGTTCAGGTCATATGGCAGCAGTTTCTGCAAGACTTGAAAATATTGAAAGAGAATTAGAGCAAGCAAAACAATTAGAAATGTTAACCGCCAGTAGGAAAGGATAATAAAATGCCAATTGCATTATTAGGATCAGTTGTTAGTGGAGTAGTCAAGACAATGTGTGTCTCTCTAATATCAGAGAAGCTACTCTTGATCGTTGTACAGAAGCTGCTTGCCCGATTGGTGGCAAGCTCAAAAAACACCTTAGATGATGAGCTATATGCAGCCTTTTGTAAGCAGCTTGAAGCAGATCAAGCAAAAAGTTAATAGCACCAAAAAGGTCCTATTTTTACCTTTCTCTCCAGGAGGAAGTTTTTTAAATATATTGTAGCAGGGATAACTATGTCTATTAACTGGGAAGTGATCAAGTTCTTCAATCGGGATGAATTAGAATGTAGATGCGGTTGCAGATCTCTTGAAAATGGTGAAGCTATAATCAACTTGGAACTGATTACTAAACTGGATGAACTCCGGGAGAGATGTGGATTCCCTCTTCCTGTGAATTCTGGCTTGAGATGTCTCCAGCATAATATTGACTCAGGAGGTCATCCCAGTTCGGCCCATTGTGATATTGATGGAGAAGGTTGTATGGCAGTAGATCTTGGGGTAAATCGAGCCAGAGGGAGGATAGTATTGCAGCAGGCATTGGAGATGGATTGTTGGACTGGAATTGGAATTAGTCAGCATTCAAAAACATCCAGATTCATACATTTGGATCTGAAGCCAAGAGGGATAGATAGTGCAACTGGGAAGTCTAATAAGGCCCTCTGGAGTTATAGTTAAATGGAGATTATTTTTGAACTGGAAGATGAAGATATTGAAGTTGAGTTTACTCCTGATTTTGATTGGATGCACAAAACCCATCCCGGTAGAAACAGATGTGATTTCTCCAAAGTTCAATGGCAACTACTCAACAGAAGTGGTACGACAACTATGGCAGATGTGCAGTATGAACTTCCAGATGAAACAACCGACTATGTCATCTATATTGAGACAGATGTTGTGTGATTGCTATACAGATACCATCAGGGCAGATTTTACTCCTGATGAAATAAAGGATAAGGAATCAATTAAAGCAAAAGGTTTGACAAATAGATTAGTTGAAGAATGCAATTTAAAAATACAACCACCACCTAAAGCAGATACCTGATGGGCAAATTAGTTAAATTCACACCACCACCTGGAGTTTGGAAGAATGGTACTGCATATGAAGCCAGAGGCAGATGGCATGACTGTAATTTAGTCAGGTGGAAAGATGGCAAGTTGCAACCTCTTGGTGGTTGGGAGGAAACAATTGGTGCATCTCTTTCTGGTGTTGGAAGGGCCATGATGACATGGAGGGACTACTCTGGTGACAGGTGGTTAGCAATTGGAACTAATAAAAAACTTTACATCTTCACCTCCCTTTCTGGAACTGCAGTTGATATTACTCCTGTAGGTTTTGCAGAAGGTGATGCAAATGCAAAAATAGGATTAGGATTTGGTGCAGGAGATTTTTCTGGTACTACAACAGTTGCAGAAGTAACAGGAACAGATTTTACTTTTACTGCACCAGCAACAATTACAAGTGCATCTGTTGTCCTTACTGATAATGTAACAAACACAAATGCTCCAGGTATTGGTCCTGCTCCTTTTGGTGTTGGAGATGAAATTGAGATCACAGGATCAAGTGCAGGGGCAAATAATAAGACATATCCAAATTCTCACAGGATAGTTTCATTCCCTACTACTAAATCTATGACAGTAGGTCCAAAAAATGGATCTGCTGCATATACTGGTTCAGATTCAGATAAACTGGTAACTGATTCAAGTACAGGAGAAACAATAAATATTAAAAGAACCAGAAGGTATGGTAATGAAAATGCAGAAACATCTTCTCTGGTATTAGAAGCATCATCATGGATATTTGACCTCTGGGGAGAAAAATTAGTAGGGATGAGTACTAGTGATGGTAAACTTTATCAATGGGACCCAAGTGCAACTAACCCCACATCAGTTAAGGCAACAGTTGTCCATGCAACTGCACCCACAAACAACTATGCAATGCTGGTGAGTAAAGAGAGACATATGTTTGCATTAGGTGCTGCAGGTAACAACAGACAGATTATGTGGTCCGATACAGATGATAATACAGACTGGACTGCAGCATCAGATAACCAGGCAGGTTCATTCTTTATTGACACCTCAGGTCAGGTTATGGCAGGCAAGACTGTTGGGGATAGAATCTTAATATGGACAACAACAGACCTCCATGCAATTGACTGGGTAGGACCTCCTTATGTATATGGCAGAAAAAAGGTTGGTGATGCTTGTGGAGCAATATCCAACAGGAGTATGGTTGCAGTTGGTGACATGGCATTTTGGATGTCTCCTGGAGGATTCTTCCAGTATCAGGGTTCTGTTCAACCACTTGAATGTGATGTGTCAGATTATGTATTTGGAAGTATGAATCGAGTTCAGGATTCCAAAATTTATGCATCAGTTAATCAGGAGTTTTTTGAAGTAACATGGTGGTATGCATCTGCAGACTCTGATGAAATATTAAAGTATGTAATGTTTAATTATAAGGAGAACTGGTGGGCAGTTGGTGAGCTCTGCAGAACAGCATGGGTTGATTCAGGGGTATTTGACGATCCAATTGCAATTGCAGATGATAACAAGATATATGTCCATGAACAAAAGGCATCATCTTCTAAACGAACAACACAACAGGTTGCATATACGAGTGCAGATGTTTCTGATCTTGATAGAAACCTGGTGACAGGTACAGACTCAACTTCAGATGTAGGATTATGTTTTGCAGAAACAGGGGGGATGGAAGTTGGAGATGCAGGAGATAATATAGCACATATCACTCAATTGATTACAGATAGCACCCAGGGAACAAATGGGCTAAGAATGAAATTTAAAACGAGCATGACTCCTACTGGGACTGAATCAGAATCTTCCAATTATGAAGTTGCAGATGATGGATATACAGATGTAAGGGAGACAGGCAGGCAGTTTAAGTTCCGGGTTGAATCTGGTTGGGACCAATCCTGGTCACTAGGGCAGATTAGAGCAGATATATCAACAGGAGGTAGGAGATGAAATTACCACCAATTACTAATGAATATAAGCCATCAACCCAGACTGAATTACAGACACAACTTGAAAGAGCAAATGACCAGAATTTAAAACTTGATCAGGATAATTTTATGGAAACAGGATCAATTGTTTTAAAAGCATATGATGGTTCAAAATGGTTTAGAATCAGAGTATCAAATACAGGAAATCTTTCAGCATCTGAATTAACAGGGGCACAACTGGACTCAGCAGGCAGACCAGTTATCGCATCTACGAACCCATACTACACAGCATAAAGGAGGACTAATGATACCCGGCATAAACATAGATAACTTTTTTAATAAACGCCCGGTAACTCAAACATCAGAAATGAGTACTGGAGCAAGACCAACTCTTGAGAATATTTCTGGAAGGTGGGAGAGTTTACTGGATGCAGGACCTTCTCAATATACAGGAGCAAATCCATATGGGGGTGATCCAAATGCATCTCTGCAACAACAGTCAGAAATGTTAAATAAGATGCAGTCTCAGTATGGTGCTCCAGGTGGTTATTTTGACCAGGCAGCACAGGGGTATCAGAACCTGGCTAAGTTTGATCCGGGACAAATGAAAGCAGGTTCATTCCTTCAAGGTCCAGACATGGCTCAGTATATGGACAGAATGGGCTACAACCCTGAACAGCAATTGGCATTGGCAGAGAAAAGGGCAACCAGGTTGGGTAATCTGGCAAATATTAAAAATACTGCAGGTGCCCAGAGAGTTAATGCAAGTGGTCCGGGGGCAGCAAGACAGAATGTGGTAGGACAGGAAATGGCAGCAAATATAGGATTGGGTCTTGAGCAGGAACTGGCAAGCAGAGACAGGCAAGCGAGAATGGATGCAACCCAGGCAATGCAGACTGATATCAATAGATTATCTGAAGCTGATAAATTTAATATTGGGAACAAGTATGCAACTGCAGGTATCCAGAGTGGTGCATATGGCAACCTGATGGGAACTATTAATCCAAGAATGAGTCTTGCCAGCAGGTTTGGAGATCAGGGTAGGTATGCTGATTCTAAGGACATTCAGGCTAAACAGTTTGACTACCAGGATTTCCTGAGGCGAGAGAATTTTACTCCAAATATGCTCAGTCAATGGGGTCAAATGGCAAGTTCACCAAATTGGGGTTCAACTTCAACAGTACATGGAGAAGGTAAATCACCATTTGATCAGGCACTTGGACTTGGTATGGCAGGTCTTGGAATGTATGGAATGGGTGTAGATTCTGGACTTTGGGGATAAGGAGACAATATGAATAGGAATCCACAATATGATTACATTGCACAACTGCATGGCAGAGATGCTGCTGAACAATGGTTGCAAAAGAAAAAATTAGAAGAGGCTCGCAACCAGAATATTATTAATCAGTATGGACCTCAACAGTTAACTCCTGATCAGATGGTCAGGGTTGTTCAGAAATCAATGGGTGATATTCCAGGAGGACTACTTTCTGAAGAAGGTCCGGGTCAAATGCCATCACCATCACCCCTGGAAGGTGCTTATGTTAATAAGATCCCAAGTCAACAGGATATGTGGAGTAAACAAGCTCATAGTATGTCCCCAGATTATCTTGCTCAAGATAGTATGTCTGAAGAACTACCACCTCATCATGCAATACATGGAGGGGGTTATTCACTAGGCAAAGCTTCAGGTAGTATAAATTCTATGGCAGAACCAAATTACCCTAGATTCCCTGCTGCAAATCAGATGGGGATAGCTGAAGGATATGATCATCAGAGAATAAATCCCCCAGCATCATTAGCAGGGGGTATGGGTCCAGGGCAAGGTTTATTAGCAGAGGTTCCAGATAATGAAGAAACTGGGTGGTATAGAGATGATAGACTTAACCCGGATAAGAGGAGAAAACTTAAACCAGAGTGGTGGAGGATAATTAATCAGGGTATGAATATATATGGAGGTTAGATGTCATTACTAGGTTATCCCGAATGGGCATTAGATAAGGAAGGTAATCCGAAACCATATGTTACTGGACCATCCCCAGTATCTCAGGGGTTATTGACTGCAGGTCTTAGTTTGCTTGCAGATGATTCTGTCAGTCCCTGGGTTGGAGGAGGGGGTATTGATCTTTCAGGTTTAGGGAGAGCAGGACTTGCCGGGATGCAACAGTATGGACAAGCTACTCAGAACCTTCAGGGTTCCAGGAAGGATTATTTTGATGCATTATCAGATAGGGAAAGACAGATAAGAGAAAACCAGAAATTTAAACAGGAACAGAAATTAGTACTTCAGGCAGAACAGGATAAGCAGAGAATGATTGATAACTTCCCTGCAGTTCTAGAGTCTATTAATAATACTGGTATTCCAGAGTTCCAAAAGACTATCCCTATGCTCCAGAACATGTTTGCTGCAGATCCTAATAAAGGAGCAACTGCAGCCATGAATATTATTTCCCAGATTAAAACAAAACCGGGAGAAGTTAAAACAATACCAATACTGGATGGTAAAGGCAACCCTACTGGGCATTCATATCTTACTCAGGATGGACAATATAAGACTACAATTAAAACTGCACCTGATAGTACAGGTGATCTTAAACTTGACTCCAAAACTCTGGATGGAATTTTATTTAAGGCAACTCAACCCGGCAGCCAGGTAACTCCTAAGAACTACAGAAAATATTACAAGATGAGGCAACAGCATGAGACTGTTAAGGGAGTGGTTAAGGATGGAGATAAAGAGAAGATGGGTATGTTTGCAGGACCTCTGGAAGGTATGCCAACACCCTGGGAATATGGTAAGTCAAGAAATATAAGTGAAGAACAAATGACTAAATGGGGTTGGAAAGAAGATCCAACAATTGAACAATGGATGTCACAGGGGGAAAAATTACCTGGGTCTGAAACTGTAAAATCTGGGTATAAGTTTGGTCAGATAATTCAATCAGAAGATGATATAAGAGCATTAGCAAAACAGTATCCAGACTTTGATCACACAAAAACAGAAAAACCATCTGCAGATGATTGGTTACAATACATGATAAGGGGACTACCTGCTAACCCATTCACAGGTGCTGCAAGATCTGCAGAACAAATCTATATGGGTGGTGCCCAGGGATTTGCATATCTCTTTTCCGGGGCAACTGTAAGGGCAGAAGAATTAACTCAGTTCAGGGTAATAATGTATCCTGTTCCCGGAGATAGTGCATTTGATGTAGAGAGAAAAGCAAGAAGGAGACAGAGAATAATGGATCTTTATAATTCTGCAGCACCAGAGAGTTTAAAACAGGCTTTTAATGAAGTGAAAGAAGCTGCAGTTCAAGAGTCAGGAAAAGATTTAAAATTAAAGTTGAACAGGAATAAAAAAGTTACAAAAAAAGAAGAAGTTCAAGATAATCTTACTTGGGATTAGTAATGAAGAATAGCACTATATTAAGGAACTATAATTTATTAAAAGACTCTGGGCATACTGAAGAAGAGATCATCCAGATATTTAAGGATAAGGGTGTAGACCTCCAGGGGATGAGAGAAACAGGAACCCTGATACCTCCATCTGAAATGAAGGAGTTTTCTCCTACAGTAGATGTCCCTTTTGTAGGAGAACTTAGTAAAGAAGATTGGGAGAATAGGGAAAAAGCCCAGGATAAATTTACTGATTATCTTGTGGATGTCTTTAGGGAATATGGACAGGGAATCTCATTTAATAGTGCTGATGAATTAGAAGCATGGTTAAGATCAAATACTGGTGGAGATACATTTGAAAAAGAATTAAAGACTGTACAGGGTAAGATAAAGAAATTTAGGGAGTCTCCAGAAAATAAGGACCTTAATGTTATGGGTATGAGTCCATCAACTGCATCACAGGTTGCAGGAGGTCTCACAATACCATTCAGTTTAACTGCAAAATTACTGACTAAGTTACCTGCAATTGCACCAGTAGCAGGAGAATGGGTAAAGAATTTATTCAAGAGAGGATTAGCTGGAGGAATAACTGGAGGAATAGAAGGATACCTGTATGGAGTTGGAGAATCTGAGGGTAACATACATGACAGGTTAAAATCAGATAAAGCAATTGATTATGCAAAAACTGGTGTAGTGGTAGGAGCTCCTTTAGGTTCAGCAGGAGGTGTTGCAGATTATGGAGTAAACAAACTTTTAAGTAAGGGAGTAGATGGTAACAGGAAATCCCTGCAATCTGTTATTAGTGCCACCAAGATGGACAACATGGAACTTAGTGAGTTTGATGAGTTGCTGGATGAAATTATCAAAAGGGGTGATACAGAAATTTCAGATATAATGACTATTGCAGATCTTGCAAAACCTGGGGGGATGGTACAGAGAGCAGCAGAAGTAAGTACCCTGGCATCACCATCAGTTATGGCAGATGCAACTGAGACACTAACAAAAAGAGCAGAAAAATTCCCAGGGATTGCAAGAGGACTGATCAAGAAGAATTTAGCCAGGAGAGTTCCTGATCCAAAAGCATTTAAAGAAAGAATATCAAGATTTGCTAAAGTTATTGCCCAACCATTTTATGATATTGCAGACCCTAAATTTGTTGACCTTCCACAAGTTGCAACAGAGATTAACAGACTCCTGCAACAGAAAGATGATGTAGGAGATATGGTCAGGAATGCCTGGAAGAAAATGAGATTTAAAATGCCTCAGTTGGTTAAAAAGAAAATGTCAAAAGGGATTGATGCAGGTGAGGGAAGAGGTCCCTGGGGTACTGATGTTCCTTTATCATTACCGGGTGAAAAAGCAGGAGGTCCTGTACCTATTATGCAGTATGACCTTTTCAAGAGATATCTTGACCAGGAAATCCAAAAAATGACTAAGACTATTAAAGGTGATACCCTGGCAAAACTGGATGAGGGTGAATTGATGAATCTAAGGAATTTAATAAATAAAGAATTAAAAGCACAATCACCTGAATATACAAAAGCTGTTGGTATCTGGGAGAATGCACACAAAAATTCAAAAGCATTTGATCTTGGAATGAATCACCATAAGGATACAAAAGTTGCAAGTGATATGGTGAGAAGGGCCATGAATGGGTTTACTGATTCCCAGAAGCAAGCATATCGAATGGGATATGCATATGGCATGTATAATAAGGTTCAAAATACAAACCTGTCAATGGCAAATGAGTCCAAGATATTGAGGTTATTTTCTGAAGAAGAACCAGAGAAGCTGAGATATCTATTCAAGACTCCAGAGGTTGCTTTTGACTTTATCAAGAAGATTAAAACAATTGGTGATATGGATTATTTAAACAAGCAAATCTTGAAAGGATCACCAACATTCCAGAGACAGCAGATTGAAAAACTCATTCGGGGTGAAGCATCTCCATTAACTAAGACTATTGATACAATCCAGTCACTAAGAGGAGCACCAAGATTGGCAGGAGATGTATCATCTGCATTAGAGGATCAGGCAGTAAAAAGCCAGATGCAGGGCATGGGTGGAACACTCACAGCACCCGGTACAGAAAATATGAGAAGGGGATTAAGGGATTTAAAAGCAGAAGAAAAAAGGTGGGCTAATCAACGTGCAGGAGAGAGAC